GACCACCTAATAATCTATTTGATTTTTTATCCTCTTCTTCTTGCTTATCACTTGATAAATTTAAATCTTCTAAGTATTTTTTTACTTGTTCAACTGAGGCTTCTGTAACTTGTTGAGCCAACAATTCATTCTGATCTTGTTGAGAAACCAAAAACTTTTCAAGTAACATGTTTTGTTTTTGGGTTTTAAGCGACAAAGACGAAATACCAGAATTGATATTTGAAAAAATGATAGAACTTTCTTCTTGAAAGTTTGATGTCTTCTCGTTTTGTTCTCTTAAATCATTAATTAATGATTCAAATTCCATTTTTCCAAGTGTTTTTCTGGCCATATGCTATCTTTGTTGTTGTTTGAGTCTTTCGTTTTCTTCTTTAATATGCTCTATAAGCATAATTACATAAATTTCTCTCTCAAAAGGTATCATATTATCTAGTTCACTTAAACTATATTTATGGTGTTGCATCAAATTAAAGTTTGTCATGTAATGGTTTTGCAAAGATTCGTGACACAGGCTTATGCGAAAAAATCTTCTATTCCATTAAGCATTACTTTTTGTTCTACACCACATTTTGTACATTTATAATCAAACTCATGCCTCAAATATGGCATGGTTTGAAAAAAATCTCTAAGTTTGTTAAATTGTTCAGATGTCAAACTACTGAGAAAATTGTTCATCTCTTCTTCTGAGTGATCATCTTTGTAAAAAATTTCGTCACCTTGATATATCATGTCAATTGATGAAATCATGATGTCAAATATTGCTTCTACACTACTTGAGTCATTTTGATCCATTAACATCATCTTACGAAAAATGTCAATTTTTGGATATTTCATCGTGACACCAATATCAGGTGTCAGTTCTATTTTATTTGAATGTTCTTGTAAAGACGATGGTTTTATATCCGAAATGTTTATTTTTACATTTTGTTCGTGTTTACATTCTTCACCATTCAGATTTTTATCATCTGGATGCTTAAATCTTAGTTCTACAACTTCTCCAACTGATTTAGATCTCAACTGAAGAAAGATATATTGAACATCAAAGAGAGGTAACTCCTCAACATCTATGTCATCTAAAACACAATTGTTTATGATTTGTTTCATAGAATTGAGCATTTCACCGTCATTGTTGCTCTCTAATGCCATCAACAAAATCTTTTCTTCTTTTACCAAAAATGGACGAAACTTTATTGTTTGCCCATTTGATACGAGAGTCATTTCATGAGTTGGAGCATTCAAAACTGGTAATGCCATAATTTACTCCTTAGTTTGCCTGTGTCACAACATAATTAACTTGGTTGACCTAAAATAACTGATGGGGTTCCTCCTGCTGATCCTGTACCACTTGGTGATACAAACTCTGGTCCAGTTATAGGGCCTTTTTCGTTTTTAATCCATTTTCTATATGCAAAAGTAACGGTGAGAGTTGCAGGTGTATCTTTTGTATCGTATGCAAAATTCAAAGCACCTACGTTCATCGGCCAAACTTCTAAAAGTTTGATAGAATAAAGTTGTGTATTATCGTATTCCGATAATATATTCACTTGCACATCGCATACTGAATCATCGTAATAAGACGAATCAAATGTATTAATGTCGTTTATTGTTTCTTGCCAAGAATCAAAGAATCTTTTTTCAATCATTGCATTTTGAGATAACAAAAATGTCATAGTTGTATCTACAAAGGTTGATGTATATGGTATTTTACGAAGTGGGCCATATACTTTTTGCTCTGCTGATGCTAAATTTCTACCAGGCAATTCTACGCTTGAACACATATATGATACATCTTTACTATTAAGTGCATCCTGAACCGAAACTGGTGCGTTTTCAAAAACAACCTCATATCTATTAGGTATTAATGGACCACCTTTAAATTTGCTTTTAAAATCTGTTATGCTTGACATTTTATCTCCTGATTCTTCCTGATCTAATCATTTCTCTACTATCACCATAAACAATTTGCTTTTCCTGTTTCTTAAATCTTTCAGTAGGAAGAAACAATGCTAATTCTTTTTCATCATCTTCTATGATTGCAATTTTAGATGTTACGTGCTTATACAAATATCTTTTTATTGTTGGTTTAATTTCTCTAATTCTTGAAAGGGTTCTGTAATCCATGCCTCTGCTTCTTTCAATTTTATCCATTAAAACTGCTCTTAACTGAGGAGGTAGATAGTGAAAGTTTGCTCCCAGAAAACCATTTGGTTTCATCTCAATGCAAAGAACGAGAGGAAATCTATCATAGTACGGTAATTCTTTTTTATATTTTGGATCATAGAAATAAGCGTACATTGAACCAGGTTTTACGACTCTTGTAGTACCTGTTTTTGAACGAGACAAAAATTCATCTGGTTCAATACCGCTAAATTGATTTCTAAGTTGTCCTCTTAATCCTCTGAGTTTTGTACGAAACCATTGGGCCGCATTTCTGGTACTTGGTTGACCTTCATTTCTACGGATTGTGTTGCGAACTCTATCAAGAAAAGTTTGTTCTGCCATATTATTATTTATTGCTAAAGAGATGATCTTCAGTCAATATTTGAAAAGTCCATCCACGGTCTTTGCAATATTCATTGGCCGCCTTCCACTTTGCTTCATTAATACCATAAGTAAAAACTTCTCTGAGATATCTTTTTGTAACTCTAGACTTCTTTTTTGGAACAATTGTTTGTGCTTTTGGTTTAATCTCAATTAAAATTGCTTCTTTAATGCCGTTTGAATTTCTTATTTGAATCCAAAAATCGGGGTAATATCTGTGCATTCTATTATCTTTTGGTGATCTATATGGAATAACAATTTCTTCACTTGACCATTTGAGTATATTAGTATTCTCATCACAATACATCATGAATTTTCGTTCCCACAAAGAACGATATGTTACTGTGGTTGGATCACCTTGATATTTTTGTATATTCTTTACTTTGTATGAACCTTTGTAAGCCATGCTAAATATTATGTATATCAGGAGAAATATGTCTGACCCATCTGAAATATTAGGCGCCGCAGGTGATAATACTGCAGGATTACAATTTACTCATCGTGTACCAAATATAATAGCAGGTGCAGAAACAGACCGAGAATTCATAGGACAAAAGTATACTCTTATTACAGTTAAAGAACGTAGAAAAAGTTCAGGTTTAACACGCAAAGGAATTATTGTTTTACCACTTCCTGTTGTCCTTTCTGATCCATATAATGTTGAATATAATGATGTGGAATTGGGAGCAATAGGATCTGCAATGGTAGGGTCAGGCACAGGAATTGCACAACAAGGTTTTGTTGAGGGTATGAAATTAGCACTTGATAACGGCATGAAATCAATGAATCGTGAAGCAGTAAAACAGGTTGGAAAAGAAATGGCTTTGAGTGCTATACCTCTTATAAGTTCAGATGCCGCCAGAGCAATTGTCACGACTTCAAGTGGTAAAACAATGAATCCTTACATGACAACAACATTTAAAGGTATTGGTTTTAGACAACATAGTTTAGAATTTAGAATCATACCTCAAAATGAAACTGAAAGCGAATCATTACAAAATATTATCACACAATTTAAGAAATCAATGTTACCAGAAGATGTTTTTCTTTCAGATGTTCCGAATACACCAATTAATCCAGGCACAAAAAACTTTAATACAGGTGTTCAAAAAATACCTGATTTTTTTGATATCAAGTTTTACGCATACACAAAAAATTATAGCGTAGATGGAAGTAAACATTTATTCAATATAAGAGAGGCGGCATTAACGAGTTTTAATGTCAGTTATGAAAATGATAATGGTCCTCAATTTTTTAAAGGCGGTGCTCCATTTTCAGTTACGATGCAATGTTCATTTACAGAATCAAAACTTTATACAAAACAAAGACATTTACGAGAACGAAGGATAGCAAACTAAATGGCATCACCAGAAGAAGCACTTAGCACTCTAGGACTGAGTAGAAGTTCAACATTTAGATATCCAGATCATGTTGGAACAGACGATGTTCAAAATTTTATGATCATTTCTGAATATGAATTTCAGAGAGAGTCACGAGGAAACGATAGACTTAACAAAATTACATCAGGCAGATCTGATATTGGAACATTTAGAGAATCACCAAATTTCTTAGGAATTAGATCTTATATTTTGTACTTGCCATCTGGTTCTATTAAGACACAATATAGTGCAGATCATCAATCAGTTGATATTGGTTTTTTTGGTCAAACCATTGCAGATAATCTTGACGGTGTATTGGCAGATTCGCAAAGAGCATTAGAAAATAGACAAGCAGGTTTAATTGGAGGGGCGGCCGATTTTTATTCAGGAGTTGGTAGATCAATTTACAATAGATTTGAAGGTGCTACAAGATCATACATGGAAAATGACATGGGAACACGATTTGGATTTAATATAGCAGAGGCATTTTCAGGTTTGTTGCGTGGTGCTAACAAGAATCCTGCGGCGGTTGCATCATTATCTATGAGAAAATCTGTAAATCCATTTACGACTCTTGTATTTTCAGGTGTCAAAAAATTACGAGAACATAACTTCACATTTGATTTTAGACCACATAATTCAGCAGAGTCAACTGAAGTGTTATCTATAATAAATCATTTAAAATCTGGTATGTTGCCAGGTTTGAAGAAAAATGGCAGAATTAAAACAGAAAAAATAAAATTACCAATTGGCCCTGGGTTGTATATAGAAAAAGAAAAAGTCACTCAAGATTCATATAGATCTGCTTTTTTTGATTATCCAAATATATTCAAGGTAGATTTTTTTCATAGTGGTGGTCTGCGAAACGAAAAACTTTATAAAATAGGACAATCCGTCTTGGCAAGTTTAAATGTGACATATGGTGAAGATGCAGGACAGGCATTTTTTGAAGATACTGGTGCACCAACACACATAAAACTTGATTTAAAGTTCAAAGAAAACTTTGCATTGTCAAGACAACATATAGACAAAGGATTCTGATGTCAGAATATTTTCAAAACTTTCCTTTAGCAAATTATGACATAAACAAAA